CGTGCTGATGGACGCATACATAGCCACATCAATCAGATACGCTCTGACGATGGCGGCACGGTATCGGGGCGCATATCCATGTCAAACCCAAACCTACAGCAAATACCGGCGCGAGACCCTGAGATGGGTCCAATGATACGCAGTCTGTTTCTACCGGAAGAAGGGGACCAGTGGGCTGCTATAGATTTCTCGCAACAGGAACCACGGATCTTGGTTCACTACGCATATGTATTCGGAAAAACAAGAGGCGCACTACTTAATGGCGCAGAGGAGTTTGTTAATGCTTATCGACACGATAATAATATGGATTTTCATACGATGGTTGCAGAAATGGCGGAGATCTCGCGTAAGCAGGCGAAGACGATTAACCTTGGCATGATGTATGGCATGGGCGTCAACAAGCTATCAGACCAGCTAGATATCGACGTTGATGAAGCCAAGAGTCTGGTCAAACAGTACCATGACCGCGTCCCGTTTGTAAAAGGCTTGATGAACGGTGTGCAAAACCATCTGAACAAAAAGGATAGTAGCGGCTCCGTCCGGTCGATACTGGGCCGCAAGTGCCGGTTTGACCTATGGGAGCCCGACACGTTTGCCATGAACAAGGCCCTGCCCTACCAAGAGGCCGTCCGTGAATACGGTGAGACCACCAGATTAAAGCGGGCATATACCTATAAAGCTTTGAATAGACTGATACAAGCGTCTGCCGCGGACATGACAAAGCAGGCAATGGTGAATATTTATGAAGCCGGACGCACACCGCTTATTCAAATACATGATGAAATAGCCATATCTGTGAAAAATCGTGAAGATGCAAAATCTATTGCAGAAATTATGGAAAATGCTGTACCGTTGGAAGTACCCAATTTGTGCGACGTCGAGATCGGCCCAAGTTGGGGTGAGGCCACATGAAGGTCTTACGATATCCTCCCTTAGACTAGGCCCCGCTTCGGCGGGGTCTTTTTTACTTGTAAAATAATGTTTTGTCTTATATATTCCTACACATAAGGAGCTATATATGGACATTACCAAATGGAAATCGGTCCTCGTACCTATCGAAGTGTACGAAGAGATCAAAAAATTAGCAAAATTAGAGGGCCGGACAATATCTGGTCAACTCCGGATCATGTGGAACGTCTATCGTAAAACAATCAGTTGACGATTTTTTTTCTTTATGGTATGCGATAAGTCTTACTTAATGAGGAGGAGTCTATGCTAGATAAATTTTTACGAATGTTTTTTCCCATGTTTTTCTCTGAGCCGGAGCGGGCTAGAGATAGCAAGGGCCGTCTTGTCGCTGATGACAAAAAGACGCCCACGGTCAACGAAGCATGGGTGGGTGGTAAGGCACCGGCCAAAAAACGCGGTCGTCCGGCAAAGATTGCTGCGCCTAAAAAGCGTGGTCGTCCGGCAAAAAAGAAATGATCTGCCCAAAGTGTGGGGGCCGGAGCAAAGTTTACAACAGTCGGCCCAAGGATAACACCATCAGACGTCACCGACAGTGTCTAAAATGTGAGCATCGTTTTGCAACGGTAGAAATTTTAGAACAGAAAGAAGATGCGCTCGACAAGATTATGGACAATCCAAAAGAAAAACTGGCGAAACTGAGCGTTGTTCGTAAGCCAGCAAAGAAAAAACGGTTTGAAGAGCTAGATTTTGACAACATGACGGATGAGGAGATAGAAAAAGCGATGTTTGAGGAAGATTTGTCTTGACTATTCTCACACAATCGCATATATATGAGGTGTAAGGCCCCCAAGCTTTACAGTTCCCGTAGTAAGCCCCCAGAGTACGAAACATCCTCTGGGGGCTTTTTTTGTTCTTGACAATATGTAGTAGTGCGACTATATAGGATATATCTTATGTCATTAACCAAAAGGAGAACAAAATGGCAGCTACGAAAAAGACTAACGATGCTATCAGCATTCCAGTCATCAAGCAGGGCCAAATCAAAATCCGCTTGATTGGACAAACCCCGATGTACTTCAACAGTATGTCGGCAAAAGCTAAACGGGACCTACTCGTTGGCGCGGGCCGCAAGACAGCGGCTGAAAAGAAAGAAATCAAACATAATCCGGAACAGGAGTTTGCCGACTCCATGCACACCCAAGCCAAAGGTGACACGCTGTTGTGTTTCCCAGCGGCTGGCGTAAAGGGTGCAATGGCTACGGCTGCGCTTGAAACGGCTGGTGTAAATAAGACCAGCGTTAACCGGCTTATCTTCTTGCCACAGACGAATATAAATATCTGGGGCAAGCCATACTTAAAAATAGACGTAGTACGGTCCGCGGACATGAACCGCACACCGGATATGCGTACCCGTGCCTATCTTCCTAACTGGTGCGCCGAAGTAGAAATCAGGTTTGCTACGCCTAATTTCAGCGCACGTTCTATCTCTTCACTTGTACAGAATGCCGGACAACTAATCGGCCTTGGCGATTTCCGTCAGGAAAAAGGCCGTGGGTCTTTCGGTACCTTCTCTATAGCCGGTGAAGAGCTTGGCGAATACCAAGAGTTGTGGGACGAGCTTATGCAAGAGGGCCGTGCGGTTCAGGAGCTAGCGCGTGACAATCCAGAGTGCGCGGACCAAGAAACAGCAGAACTAATGCAGTTCTTGCAAGAAGAGCGGTTGCGGAGGGCTGCTTAGATATGGACAAGAATTTTTCGGGTTCACCCTTCCATTTTAAGGGCGGAGCAAAACGCGAAAAGACTGTTATTGAACGCAGTCTTGTTCAATAAAAAGACATGGGGCAACGCGCATCATTGGTGTGCGTTGCAGCATATCCCTGTCGTGGGTTGCGGAAAGACGGTTGAGCTCCGGAATGTCGAGTTCTGTTTGGGCGCGGTTTGATTCGGCGGTTATGGTGTCTTCGGGTGGGCCATGTTGAGTTATGGAGAGTCGAGGCGGTTGTGGTTTGGTGGCGTCCGGTGTTTTGAGGTAATGTCCGGTCCGGCTGGGCAAGTTACGGCGGTTGTGGAGAGATATGTTCGGGTGGTTTGAGTTGGGGTGGGGATAGGTGTGGCATGGCTGGGCGGTCATGGTGCGTTTCGGTTGGGTCTCGTAAGGTTCGGTTGGGCAAGGCGGTTTTGGTTGGGCTTGGACAGGTGCGCTACGGACAGTCATGGAGTGGCGGTTGTGGCACGGTCGGGTCTGGTTCGGTCAGGCGGGGCGAGGCTGGGTCTGGTAAGGCTGGGCGGTTCTGGTGTGTTGTGGAATGGAGAGGCATGGTGAGTAGAGGTCGGGCGAGGCAAGGCGGTTATGGTAACGTCTGCTTAGTTGAGACGAGTTGTGTGATGGCATGGTCAGGCGGTCGTGGTGTGTTCCGTTGGGGCGGGTTGGCTTTTGGCGAGGCGGTTAACTTTAAAAGGAGGAGTAAATGAGTAACTTTGCAAGAAAAACCAA